GACCGTCGCTGTGCTTAAAAGCCCCAGCATTAATCGTACGACCATCAGCGCAAAGCAAGCCATACTTAGTTGCATAGCCGCTGAAATCAGGTTTTACTTTTTCTGCCATTTTGAATTTTCTCCTTTATTTTTTCGTTACTGTTTGAAATTCTTTAGTAACATTCATGGGCTGATTTGTAGGTTGAGGATCGGCTTGATTCAGATTTCTATTTCTAAGTTCATCTGCACCAGGAGCCTTGCTCGGTTTCCATCCCATTGATGCTCGAATATCGTTCGGCGAGGCAATCTCGTTTCGAGTTAATTTATCGGCCAAGTCAGCAAGACGTTCCGGAGTAACCAAACTAAACATATCACGGAACGCATCAATTCTTTGTCCTTGCGTTATGGCGGTCTTTGATAAAAACTTTCTTTTCATCTCGTTCGAAATTGCTTTCGTTATTGGATTGATAATTCGATTGTTGTAATTCAACACCTCGTTCTCATCCGCGGTTCCAGCCAAAATCGCTTCACTAATTCCTAACTGGCTATAAAGCGTTCTCGTTAAAAACTCGATCTGTGTCATTAGGTTGTTTTCCACTGGACGATTGAGTTGAATTACCTTCTCAGTACCATCGGTATAAGCAACACCATACGCCGAATCCTTCAATTGATCTTGAAGTTCTTTACGACGAGAGTTTGCTTGTTCTTTTCTCTTGTCTGATTTAATTACATAAGGTAATTGTACAATCAGATCAAGCTTACCAGAACCAGATTGTTCATCAATAGCATCTAAAAGATTTAACTTTGTAATTAATCTTTGTGCTATAGAATTCCGTTCATTAATAACGGAAAAGAAGGGGTTCTCAATAATGGCAACTTTGGATTTTGCCAGAGTAATCTCTTCTTTTTCTCCCCTATTGTCATTATAAATCAAAACACGAACATGATGTGGATACCATTGAATAACTTTCGCTGTTCTCATTGTTAAAATATCGAACACGTTGTTATTAGTTAAACTAATAGAAGTATCAACTGGAACTATGGCTACCACCCCTTCGTCAAACATAGAAGTGACCACATCACTTAGAAATGCTTGGTTTGTTTGATCAATATTCGCTTCCAAAGATAGACAATTATTTAAACCAGATGCTATGGTTTCAACATACGACTCGTTTTCGTCAACTCTTACGTGACGAATATCAACCATAGAAACATCCGTTGCAATTCTGTTATAAATTGCACCAACAATAGATCTCTCATTTCCATAGTGAAGTCGAGGACGATGATTCGGAATAGAATATGCCGGACCATATGGTGTTCTAACTTCTTCAGATGGAGATCGATCTAAAAAAACATTCCAAGCAGATCTCAATCTAGTTAGGATTGGATTATTCACATGTAGCCTCCTTATTCAAAAGCTTCTTTGTTTGCTTTAAAAGCTATGTAGGCGTCCATCATTGCGGCCACGTTATCAATCTTTTGATCATAACGCTTTTTCAATAATTTTCGGTTGCCATTTGTGTCTTCAAGAGTAATCGCATTGCCCATTGAGAAAGACATTAACTCTTCATCGAATTCTATAAGGTGTTCTTCTGACAATTTCTTTAGTTCTCCCAAAGGAACAGACTCAGATTTAACTCCTTGAATCACTTTCTCTAAAGCATATGGACCATTCTCTTTTTCCCATCTTTCAATGAATTCTTTAGCATTGTAGGGATCATAACCAAGTGCTCTGACATCGTACTGACGTTCTTCAATGTGTTTTTCAACATCCTCATAGACTTCCATCATGTCCAGAACGGTTCCTTCCATAACTTGGAGGGTTCCTTCTTTAAGAAAATCATCATACTTTGCTCGCATAGCTCCTGGTAATTTCATGAGTGTTTTAGATGAGATATAAGATCTAACCTTAACACCAAAACCACCATGAGAAAGAGGAAAGAGAAAGTCAAATGCGCAGAAATCGTCGCCTTGAGAAAGATCAAGCCCCAAAGCACAAGGGAGGCTCCAATAATCCCGTTTTCGATGTGGGATCGTTTCTTCGTAAGTGAAGAAATAGGTATAACCCTCCATAGGAATTCCGAAACGCTTAGCCAGAATATCATTACGAGCAGCGGGAGCATTTTGGGCTCGCTCAACATCCAATTGATATGTCTCATAAGTCACAGTCTTTCCCAAATTAGGATTTGCCTTTAACCACATCTCTGGGTTGGCAACCTCTTCTACAGTATCCAAACGATAATACCAAATCGACACATGAGGATTTATGTAATCGCCCTTTAGAATATCTAGCAACTCCATCTTTATGGTATCACCAGAACTATTACGAACAGTGCCCTCAGAACTTACTGCGATGATTAGATAATCATCTAGTTTGGAGGCTCCCTGCTCAATTGCTCCGACTACGTCTTCCCGAATATCACCAGATAACCATTCGTCGACACCAGCAACTCTTGGTCTAAGACCTTGAAGTTTGTCGATAGCCATTGGTCTGATTTCCAGAAGAGAACCGGTTAGGAAATTTTCTATTCCTTTTTTAGTTGAGGCCAACTTAACTCTGTTCGCTTTAGATCCTGTTGTGTTCTGTAAAGAACCCTCAGTTAAAAACTGAAAGAATGGGCCTCGCGCGCGTGTTATAGAAGTTCGTATTGGAGATATAACTTCGTCCGCCTGCTTCATTGTTGGAGCGGTTGTGATCTGATGTGTGGTGGTCGGATCAACATTTAGGAAGAAATTTTGTATCAATGATAAATACATTGACTTGGCGGCACCGCGAGCAATAATTAAATATTGCTTGTTTACGAGTCTTTTCTTAATCTTTTTACGAACATACCGACCACCATGATTGTCCTTATTTGGCTTATATATGCTTCGTTCAACGAAGTAATACCAGCCAAATATTTGTTCTGCCCAAAGTTTAAATGTGTCAAGAAGATGAAGATCGCTTCCATCAGTCAACGTACACTCGTTCTCGCAAAAGGCAATAAATCCGTCTATTGCTTTGTCGTCGTAGTAAATTGATGGGTTTGCAATTAGAGCATCTATTCTGTTCATCTCGAGAGAAATTTCTCGATTGATTGGAATATCTCCTTTAATTACCTTCTCTCTAAATTCTCCATAATACTTTGGTGTGGCGGTATTTGAAAGGGACATAATTATCCCTTCTTTGGAATCTTAGACTCAAGAAACGTCCTGAGAATTGCAGCACCCTTTGGAACGGCAGAAGCAACGAAGCCTTTAACCTGTTCCTGAAGAATGTTGGATGCCATGTCGGAAATAAACTTCTTACCAGCACTAACATCCTGTTTGCTAAGATCCTTAAGATTCTTTTCAAGTTGAAGACGAGCGGTCAATTGCTTGAGTTCAGCATTTGACATTTCACTAACCTTCTTCTTCCTAAGACTCTTAACTGCATCCTCGTGCGCCGGTGTTGAAGATTTGTGTATACCCCAATGCATTCCCAGAACGCCAACATGTTGTAGTAAATTATCTGCCATTATTGGCCTCCTATCTAATTGGTGTATTTGAAACAACTTTGCCCGTTGTCCAGGCAATATCGCCGACCCATTTTGGAATATTTCCACTTGCTGTGGCTTTAATTGCTGCGGAAGCAAGTCCAGCAACGGTACCAACCGCCCATTGAGCAACGTAAGCCGAAGCTAAAATAGCTGGAACAGTTCCTAAACTAACAGATTTAACTTTTCCTTTTACAATTTTTATGCCATAAGCGTTCGCTAACTTTTCGCCCATGCTTGGTGTGTTTGTTTCTTTGACTAGATCTGACGCTTTCTTTTTAGAATACTTAGAAACAAAAGAAGATGCTGCGGCTCTAGCCTTTGTTGGGTCGACTTTGATTAATCCGATCGTCTTATGTTGACCCCAATGCATACCAAGGACACCAAAATGTTTTAAAACGTTTTGCTGATGATATGTCTTTGTCATGAGGCCTCCTTTTTATCCTCCGAATTTTTGCAATTCCTCGGGCGTGAATGTAGATTTAAGATCCTTCTCCAAAGCATCGGCAGCATCTGCGTGTTCCTTTGCTAAGGCTTGGTCTTTCGGGTTTTTTGATTTTGATAGACCATCAGCTATTTCTCGGAATAGTTTGATATCTCGATTTGCACCTTTGATCTGATGTGCACTAAAGGCGTCTGCTAGGGCTTGGTGTTTTGATGATAGGAAACTCTTAAGGTCATTAACCTTGTCTTTTCGTAAAACACCCATCGTAACATTGTTTTTGTCAAAGACCAAAGTTTTGAATGCATTGCTATCGGTTATCTTTACACCGAGTTCTTTGGCTCGAGCAATCCCAGACTTCAAATTATCAATTTCGGACTTTTTGAAAATACCGCCGGTTGTATTATTTTTGTCAAAAACCAAGGCTTTAAATACTCGATTATCTGTAACCTTTGTTCCGATCTCTTTCGCCCTTGAGACGGTGTTCTTTACGTCTTGTTTTGCATTGAATCTTCCCTGTCTAGTTAATAGACTGGTTTCTTTGTTAAAGACGGTT